GCACAACGGCAAACCGCTTTACTACGCTGACGACTTTGCCTCCACCGTTCCCGCGCAACCAATGCTGGAGAAGCTGTCAGGCATTTTGGCATCCGAAATCGAATGCGACGTGTTCGAGCAGCACGTCACCCCGGCGCTCGATGTAGCCCGGAAGGTGTTCGCCGGGCCCATCGATCCCGCTGCATCGTGCGATGAGAATGCCACTGAGCAAGCAGACGAGGCGGTGACGATCAAGGTTGATAAGGATCGTTTCGACCAATTGATGGACGCGCTAGACCGCGCCGAAAGCAAGGGATACATGCCTGACGCGATTGCACAAAGATGGTCCGCGTTCGAATGGGAAATTGTCCCGCCATCCCGCGCCAAGGACAGCAAATGACCACGACAAATCACACTTCGCCGAGCGGTGAGGACGCCGCAAATGGGGCGATGCCTGACACAGGAAATGCGGAAGCTGACCGCATTATCAATCGGCTGTCATCCAGTGATCCTGACTTTGACGACTGCATTGACGCTGTCGCGTTCATCCGCAAGCTGGTTGCTGAGAACAAGGGCCCGGAAGGGTTCGCTACGTGGAAAGATGCTGCGCTAAATGAGCGGCTGCGGTCCAAAGGCATTGAAATGAACGAGAAAGTGATTGACACGCTGCGGCTTGCAATCGGCTACATCGGTAGTTCGGATCGAGAAGATAGGCTTGAGCACACAAGACGCCTTCGTGCGCTGATCTCTTCTAAAAATGGGGCGATGGGGGAGCGGGAAGCGTTTGAGGCGTGGTTTAAAGTGCGCGGTGTGTGGCCGCGCCTAACCTATCTTGAAGTTTGGGAGGCGGGCCGCGCCGCACTCACCGCCGAAAAGGTGGCAGCGGAGCCGGTGCGCGAGCCGTACCAGTACGCGCAGCCGGGATCGCCCGAGTTCGATGGCGCGGAAGCATATCAAGCTCATCTTGAAGCGCAATTTGCCGAGCAGGATGAGCCGGTGGATTTCGTTTTTCCGCCGATGCCGCCTGCCGTTGTAATGCACGAAAAAGTAGGGCCGTTGTTCGATCGGCTATCGATGCACTTCTACGCGTCCAAATGTATGAGCATCTCCGCCCCGCAACCAGCACAGACACAGGTTGCGCTGACGGATGAGCAGTTCGCGGAGATTCAAGAGGCTCGCGAGATTCTGGAAAACATGGTGCGCAGCGTTGAACTCGATGGCAATTACTCGACCGAGGCGACGTGCACTTTTCTGCGGCAAGCGCTGCTGTGCCTACCCGCCGCGCAACCTGTGAGCGGAGGTGAAGCGTGAGCGACGACCGGAAACCGCTTCAGGGCTGGCGCACCTGGGGCACCGACAGATGCGACCACTGCTGCAACGGGGACCGTTGCGATGATCGAACTCACTTGCCTCGTGCTAGTTGCGGATATTGCCTCGGCACTGGCGACGCGCTATGGCTCAAATACCGAGAAGACTCTGGCACCCTCGCCAAGGAGACAAAAAATGGATGACTCACTAGTTCTGGCCCTGCGTTCTGCTGCGACAGGAGCGGAAACGAAAGAAGATGCATACCTGTTTGATGCAGCCGCCGACCTGATCGAACAGCAAGCCGCCCGCATAACCGAATCCGAATCGCATCGGAACGATTTGGCAGACAAGATAGTCGAGCAAAAGACGGAAATTGGCGCACTGAAGGCCCGCATAACCGCCCTCGAATCCGAGCGCGCCACTCTGCTGCACGAAGTAGAGATTCATGCGCGGTGGCAGCCGATCGAGACAGCGCCTGAAGGAAGGCTAGTTGTGGTCGCATGGCTCGACAAAGACGACCCTAAGAATCCTGAGCGCCACATGTTCGACTTCATAGAGGATGACGGATGGGTGAAGCATAACGAGGATTACGACCACTTCTGCTGCGTCGCTCCGCCGGGCAGCACAGGTCCGAGCGCGGACGCTCCCTACACGCACTGGCTTCTGATACCGGACATCCCAGGAGCGCCGGCTAACCAAAAACAGGCGGGGTGAGGGATGCCACAAGCCGGGAAGAAATGTGCGCCGTGGACTGGCTCGGAACTGAAAATTCTCCGAGACATCAAGAAGAGCGGCCGCACGATCAAGGAGAGCGCCCATCTGTTGCCGGAGCGCACGCTCTGCGCCATCAAGCAGGCGATGTGCCGCGTGCCCGGCGACAAGAAAGCGCGTGGTCGAACCGGATGGGTCGCGCCGTCGATGATCCGCATTTTGACGGACACACCCAACCTCACGAACCGACAACTTGCCGAGGCCATCGGATGCACGCGCAACGCACTTGACTCCGTCATCAGGGCCGAAATTGGTAGGCGAATCTATGTAGCTGACTGGACGCGAGCAGGCACGCTGTGGGCGGCTCAGTACGCCGTCGGCAACCGCCAAAATGCGCCCAAGCCGCCACCTAGGACCATTGAGGAAAGCTATCGAGCGCAGAAGATTGCGAGGGACGCCATCAAGCGGGCGCGCAATCCGTTCGCGGTGGTTATCCGTCAGGTTGCGAATATCGAGGAAAGAGTATGAGCGAATTGGAAATTGCAGAGCGGGCGGTCCAACTATACGCCGGGCGCCATCCGCGGCCCGTCCAGGTGACGATCACGCAGGCCGCGCAGATGCTGGGGCTGAGCCGCCACACGGTATCGAAGATGGTTCGCGCCAGCCAGCTCAAACTGAATCAATGCGGCATGATCCCGATCGAGCAGGTAGACGCGATGCTGAAGGCCTAAAGCCGCGCAGCGATGTCCTCGGCCGACTCCCGATAGTATGTGTTTTGAAGGATAGACAGGTCTTTGTGCCCGCTGATCTTGGCGAGCGTCATGACATCGACCTTTCTCGACAGCCGTGTGAGCGATTCCGCGCGCGTATCGTGGAAATGGAGCGTCGCAATCTCCGGCATCGTCACTGCGAGCCGCGCGCGCGCCGTTCTGAATATCGTATCGAGCGTGACAGCCGTCAGCGTGAAGAAGCGGGCATTCCCAGCCAACGGCTTCATGAGGCGCGCCGCATGACGCGTGAGCGGCACGACGCGCGGCTTGCCTGTCAGGTACTGCATCTTGTGCGCGAGCGTAGCCGTGCGCTTCTTAAGGTCCACGTTATCGCTTCCGAGCGTCAGAATCTCGCTCATGCGCATCGACGTGCGCAGTGCAATCAGGAACGCATACGCGACCTCCTGTTTCTTGCTCATCGGCGGCCGGCCCGTCACATAATGGCAAGCCCGGCAGATAGCCTTGATCTCTGTCCTCGTCACACGCCGATCGCGCGGCGGCGGATCATTCGGGAAGCGGAAGCCGGCGAATGGGTTATGCGTCATCCAGTGCCACTCGTCGCGTGCGGTCAGCAGCGCATTGCGCAGCCAGTTAATATCCCGGTTCACCGTCGAACCGGAGACCGTCTTGAGCCTGATGTCCCGCCATTTCGCCAACACTGGCGTCTTGATTTCGGCCAACGGCAGATTCACGATCTCGGGAAACTCGCGCACGAAAGATCTGATTCGCATCGCCTCGAAATAGCTACCCTTCTTCTTGTCCGTCACCTCTTCGAGATAGCGGATAAGCACCTGCTTCAAGGTGTGCTTCTGATCCTCGGGAAGTCCGCGCAACTGTCGCATCTGTTCCTCGCGCGCCGCGGCCCATGCCTTGGCTTCGCGCTGGGTGCGGAACACCTGCGTATCGCGCTCGCCCTTCACATAGACTTGCGCGCGATATTTGCCGTTCGGTTGCTGGGTGACTGAGGCCATGTGTGGAGTACCGTGTGTGTGGAGTGTGGATTGAAGTCTACAAACTTCTACGCACAACGGTCAATCGGTACTGTACGCATCCACAGCAGGGTTTGTCCAAGCCCTTGTTTACACATATTTCTTCACTGTGCGTTGAAATGTGTATATAGTGATTGGTGCCGGGGACCGGAATCCATAAAGCCTATAACATTGAATTTTTCATGGCTAAAGAGAGATTCTGGGGAGTCCGGTTAAGAATCCGGCAATCCTGCCGATAACCAGTTGCAACCGGGAGCACACCATGCGCACGATTATCCTCGCCCTCGCGGCACTTTCATTTTCAGCATCTTCGTTCGCCCAGACCGCGAGCGCAAACCACGGCCACCACGGCGGCGGCAATCATGGAGCGATGGGCGCGGCGGCCGGCGCGCGCTCCGGCGGCCCGTCAGGAGCGGGGCAGTCGGGCATGGGCGGCAGCTACTGGGCGCCGAACCCGAATGCATCAGTGGTTGACGCTTACCAGCCTTGGCCACAGAGCGAAATGCGGCAGTTCCAGAAGCCGTGAATACGAGCCTCAAGAAATCGGAGTATCGTGCCGATATCCAATAAACAGACGAATCGAGGGGATAAAAATGAAGAGACATGCGCCATACATCGCCGTGATTGTCGCGCTCGCTGGCGCACTTGGATGGCTCGGCACATCCTACCTGTCGCAGCAGTCGAGGATCGAGGAATTGAAGGCGGCGAACCGCAGGCTGGGGAGCGCGGATGAGCTGATCGCCAGTCAGGTCAGCGAGATTCGCCGCGCCAGCCTGGCGAAGATTCCGGCGACGTGCGCCAATCTGATGGCGGCCGGCTCGCACTACGCGCCGGTGCGCATCAGGACGCCGGAGGGCGAGTTCGAGCTTACGCGGGTGAAGTGAGAGCGTGGATGACGCGCTCGATCGCATGATCGAACACGTTGGGGAGTGGCAGAACGGCCTTCCCGATATGCGTCAGCAGGCCAGCGTGGCACCAGCCGAGCGGAATGTCCGGGACAAGATCATTCCCGGTCTTGTAGAGGCGCAGCGGCACGCCGGCCAGAAGCGTTCGAACTGCGATATTGGGGCTCACGCGCGGCGGCTCGAAACAATACACGGCCGCCGGCGGATTGTTGCTCACCTTCATTTCGGCTGCCGCCATCAGCGCGATAGCGGCCCCGAGTGAATGCCCGATCAGCGTCACAGGTCCACCGTTGACCGCGGCGAGCACAGGCAACGCAATAGCCTCCCACGCCTGCCAGAAACCGCGGTGAACGTCTCCGACGCCGGGGACGGCAATCGGTAGCGCATTGAGGTCCGCGAGCCAGCAGTCGAGGTTGTCGGTGCCGGGAAACGCAATGCACAACCCGGCGTCGGTATGGCGCACGATTGCGCGTGAGGCGCTGTTCTCATCGCCGATATCCGGCTTTGCGGTGTACGCCTCCTGCGCGAGCAGCGCGTAATCGCGCGGCGTCATCACTGGCTCACGGTGCCAGCAGGCCCGTACTGGACCATCGCAGCAGATAGAGCAGTCTGAAACGCAATCAGCCCGATCTGCACCCCCATTTTGGTTGCGGGGTCCATCGGCACGAGCGAAATCACCTGGAGCGCGGCAGGAATCGACGTGTTGATCAGCGTCGATACCGAGGAAGGATCGACCGCGGCACCGGCGACGCATACTTTCCCATTCAGATCAGCGAGTGCGGCCACCGTTGCTTCCTGAGTGGGATCGGCGACTTCCATCGCCTTGACCGAGAGCAGCGTTGGCTGCACCACCGCACATGCCTTCGCGACCTGTGTTTGCAGGAACTGCGCCTTCTGCGCCACATCGGCCTGTTGCGTGGTCGAGCAGCCTGAGAAAGCGATACACGCGGCAATGCCTGCCGCAAGCAGCATACGTTTCATGTCGATTCCTTTCTGGGGTGGGTTACTGCGGGGACTTGCTCTTGTTGATCCGGTTCAGGGCCATGTGCGCGACCGTGAACAGCAGGGCGGCCACGACACCGGGGACGGCGTCGGGCATCGGTTGGCTGAAGCCGAGAAGCGCCCAGCGCACCAGCGGCTCAAGCGTGGCGACAGTGATCGTTGCGCCGCCGGTGGCGAACGGGGAAATCTGGTTCATGATTCCTCCGCCGCCGGTTCGGCTTCCCCCGGTTCATCTTCCTGCGAGAAATCGGCGCCGAGGGTGAATAGCGCGCGTTCGGCGTTGCGCCGACGAAGCAGCCCGGCTACGTGCTTGCCGCCGGCCATATCCCATTTCTCGAATTCATCGATCGCGCCCTGCACGTCGTTATCGTTGAACTTGGCGAGCAGCGTCGAAGTCCGGAATGCGGTGATGCCGACGTTGAATGTGAAATCGACCAGCGCATCGAATTCCTCTTGCGAGACGCCGGGCTTCACGTACAGATTCACTGCGTTCTCGGCTTCGCGAACATCGTCGAGCAACCACTTCTCGGCCTCCTCCGGCGTGCACACCATGCCCTCATGAACGCCGGCCGTGTGCCCGTAACCGATGGTCCACCGGTCATTCGGAAGCGGCCTGTATGCGACCAGCTTGGGGCCACCGCTGGCCTCGAAGTATTCGGTCAGGTGAAGCCCATCTTTCGAGTACTGCATCATTCCTCCCTTCCGGTGAGTGTTTTCAGGAGACGTTCGTCCCCCTCCTTAAGCGTGCGCAGCAGCGCCGCATGATCGGCCAGCATGTCACGTTGGGCCTCGGCAATCGACAGCAGCGCGGCAAGCATGCTGCCCTGCGATTCGATGGTTTGACGCTGAAGCTGCGCCGATTCTTCCGCGACCATCATGAGTACCGCGCTCGCCGTCGATGCCTCTATCGAGAGGATCAGGTTTGTCGCGCCGAAATCCAGATCGGTGCCGAGCGCGAAGTGCAGCGCGATCGATGTGCCTATGAATATGCACAGCAGGATCAGGAAATTGCGTGGCTTCCTGACCGTCATGTAGAGACGGAAAAGGTTACGCATGACGCGCGAGGGATAGCAGCAAGCCGACGACTGCAACCAGCACAGAGCCGCCGGTGATCCATAGACCGATCTTCCCCGGAATGGAGTTGTGCGCGTCGCGGAGCTGCGTGCTGAACTTGTCGTCGATGTTCTGGCTCAGTTTCAGGATGTCGTCTTTTGTCGCAACGGTCGCAATCGCCGCGCGCAATTCGGACACCGTTTCGTCGAGCTTGGCGAGGTGCTGATCGTGCCGCGCGATATCTTCGTCGTGCGCACGAACGCGCTCGCGCAATTCCACAATTGCGGTCATATGCTGATCCATAAAATCCCCGTTAATTGGAAGGTGTGATTGTGAAGTTGTCGGTTTGGCCGGTGCGAATCAGATTTGCGACTGCGGTTCCTAGAAACCAACTTGCGCTCCCAACGTAAGGCAATCTTGCTGAGATTCCGCTTGAGTTGTTTGTAATCAGGATTGCCCCGGTCCATGCTGGCGCACTGGATACGTTCAAATTGGTGTAGTTATTTGTGAAATCGGTCGAAATATAGTTCAGGACCCCGCCAAAAAACGGTGAGCTTGGGAAAAAAGCAGCGTTTACGTTATTCCCTGACGACGTTGTCATGCTCCCATCGAAGCGCCCCGTCTTCCCATGCAGATCATTGAAGCTGATCGTCCCGCTAGCCTTCTGCGCGAGCGCGCGAACCCACGAATCATTGAGGCTGTCCGCCGCACTCGACGCGCGCCCGAGTTCCGTATTGATCTGCGAGAACGAGATTGCACCGCTCGCGGGAAGCGTCATTTCGCCTCCACCAGCGCGCGCAGGCGCACGACTTCTGCGGCAAGCTCGGCGCACGCCACGAGCGCGGCCTGACCGTAGGCGACCGACAGATGCTCGCCGTCCTGCACGGCCTCCGGCAGGAACGCCTGAAGCGATTGCGCGCCGACGCCGACCTGTCGCTCGCCGCTGTCGATGCGCGTGAAGGTGCCGCGCTTCAATGCCGCGAGGTGCTCGATGAAGTCTGCCGGCAGAGATTGCCAGTCTTTCTTCAGGCGCTCGTCGGAGTAGGCGGTGAGATTCCCGGATGCCGTGAGATCGCCAGCCGCAGTGATCGCGACGCGCCCGGTCTCGATCGTGTTTGCCAGATTCACGTTTCTGAAGACGAAGCCGCCGCTACCCATACCCTGATTGTTCACCAGGGACGTAGCGCCGGTGCCTCCAATTTCATTCCAGATCAGGAAAGCGCCCTGATTGTTTGCTACCGTTATGCCACTGCTGTTGACCTGCAAGCCAGTGGTGGATAGAAGCGATGAGAACGACCCGGCCATCCCGACTGGCAGAGACGGAGCAAGCGGGTTCATGATCCCGACATCGACCTCGGAGACGCCGCTATCCAGCGAGCCACTGCTCCACGCAACGGTCACTGTCGTCGCCGATGCGAATGCAGAGGCCGTGACGGTCCCGTAGATGGTGCCAGCCGTGACGAATGCCCGGACGCGGCGGCCAACGGAATAGGTGCTGGTCTTGTTTCCGGCCACAGAGAACTGCGTGGCACTTACGTACGTCGGCGTGAGACCATAGTTCAGCCATTCAGCCGCGGCGAACCACGTCGCCACGTCGGCCATCATCTGGCGCGCGGAATCATTGACGGTGCTCGGCGGCTGACCTTCAGCCCAGTCTATGGCGCCCGCACTCGCGTTATTCGCCGGGGTGGTGGACCATTGCCAGAGTGCCATTTCGTTTCACCTATAATGAAAAACCCCGCACAGGGCGGGGTTCGGAGATTTTTATGAGCGATAACCAGTGGCAGCGCCTGATCGCGACGGCGATCGTTTGTGCCATCCCGTCACTGCGATCCCTGCTGAGAAAACGCGCCGAGCAGGCCCGGCGTGAGGGGCGCAAACCAGTTGGTTACCGCATTGCCTACCGCCTGGGCGCCCGCTGGGCGGCTCATAAGAAGGCCCTGCGCCGCGCGCTGTCCTAGCGGGGTATAGGCAAGAGCGGGCGCGGCCGCCGCATAGGCCATCGGATTGAGCAGCATGCCGGGGTGCGAGAACAGCGCGCCGAGCGCGCCAGCCGTGCCGAGTCGCCCAGCGGTGCCGCTATCTGGATAGCCCTTCCCGAGGACGCCCATCGCATCCTGCGAGAAATCCTGCATCAGCGCATTGCCGGTTGCCGACGCCCCTTTCCCGGCGGACTTATCGGCGCCGCGAACGGCGCTCTGCAACTGCGCTGGCGTGAAGATTCCGCCATTGTTCATCGCCCCCTGCGATCCAGCCGCGCCACGCAGCCGCACGAAATTCGCATAGGCCGCATTCGCTTTTGACAGATCGCCAACCGCGGCCGGCGCGTTATATCGGGGCAATGAGTTGTCGATCGCACTCTTGATTTCGCCCACTGCGGCGCCAAGCTGGCGGTTATCGAAAGACGGGTCGCCGGAATAACCGCGGGCGATCCGCGACAGTTCGCTCTGCGCCCCCTTCAGCGTCGGACCATCCATCAGCCCTTGCGGGCCGAGTTTGCCGAATACCTGTGTTTGCAGGATATTCGTGAAGGTCTTTTGCTGCGCTGGCGGAAGGTTCTGTGCCATCCCCGCAAGATTCGTGATGTCGGACTGGAATGCCGGGTCCGTCGCGCGAAACGTCATGTTCGACAAGGCATTGTCGTATGCATCGCCGATCGTCTGACGCACGGCGCCAACACCTTCCTGACCGATCGGGCCGGAATACTTCTGCCCGAGCGGTGCTAGCACCTGATCGTATGTCGCCTTGTTGAAGGTCTGTACGCCGCGTTGCTGCGCGCCCTTGATCATGTCGCCAATCAGCGGCAGGCTGCTTGCCTTGTTTTCGAGTGCCTGCCAGCCGCCGCCAGCAATCTGCCCCGGCGTCATGGTCACGCCGGCTTGCGCGAGACGCTGGCGAACCGGGTCGACGACGCCGCTTATTGCGCTGCCGAGCGCGGCAGTAACCGGCGTTGCCACTCCGCCAATTGCCGCATTCGTCCCGACCTGTCCGAGCTTCTGCGACCAGAAGTCATTGCCGCCGCCCGGCGTCTGCTGGACGTTTTCGACGGGCGAAACCGCGCCACTTGCGGCACCCAGGGCCGCGCCGGTGGCCGCCTTCCCAAGCAGGCCCATACCGCTGATTTCCGGTGCGACAAGCGCGAGCGGCGCAGTGGCTGCCGCCATGCCCCCGATGTTGCCCGCGCCGGCCACGATTGGATGCGCAGCCGAGTACGGCGCATAGTCTGCGTTGCCGCGCGCGAGACCCTGTTCCGCATCGCGCGCGAGCCACGGACCAACCGTGTCCGATCCCAGCGACGTAAGCCCCCGCCCGATCAACTGCTGTGCGCCCAGCGCGGTTTGCTGAACGCCATGCCCCAGCCCAGCGCCCAGAGATGCGAGCGCGCCAGGTTGCCCGGCAGCGGTCTGAGGTGCCGCGGCTCCCGCGCCGCCCGCTGCCGGCGCCGGGACCGTGCCAAGGTAGGAATCGAACGACTGCGACGATTGCGCGGCCGGTGCGCCGAGGTAATCATCGAATGCGCTCATTTCAGCAACCCATTGTTGAAGGCCCATTCAAAGTTGGCGCGCAGCGATGGATTCGCCTTCACGGCGGCCTGCACCGCCGCGCGCTGCGCGTCACCCGAGAGCGTCAACGCCTGCACCATCGACGGCTTGATGTTCTGGTCGAATGCCGCCGACTGCTGCGTGAACGTCTTTTCGTCGCCCTTCTGGTAGATCGGCGTCAGGAATTGCGTCTTGACGTGGCCGAGATCGAGATTGTTGAGCTGCGTGGTCAGGCCGCCCACCATCGCGGATTGCGGCTTGTCGTACGTCGGCACAGCCTCATCGATCGTCGCGCGCGAGGCGTCCGTGCCGCCCGAGCCCAACGCTTTTCCCTGCTGCGCCACATAGGTCGCATGGAGCTTCTGGTACATCGCCGCGTCAGGGCTTACCTTCGTGCCAACGGACGCCGGCAGCAGCCCGACGGCGGTCCCGCCGACGCCCTTGTTGTGCGCGAGATTCAGCATTTCCATGAGCGCTTCACGCGACTGCTGGTAGCTCGCATCCGAACTCGACAGCGCGCCATAGGAATCAGCCATCTGCTTGCTTGGGGCACCCTGCGATGCGTTCGCCGCGGTCGCTGCGCCCATCGGAGGCGCGGCGTAGATTGCACCGGCCGCCTGCGGCGCGCTGCCACCATTGACGAATGCCCCAGGCCCATTCTCGTGCAGCATGATCCCCGTCGAAATGAGTTGACGCACGGCCGGGTTCGAAAGGTCGATCGGCTGCGTCGGCTTGATGCCGAGGCGTTGGGCGACATCCTGAATGTAGGCCTGCGTGTTGTTCTCGTTCGGGGGCGCCCACTTGGAGATCACGCCCGTAAGCGTGTTCACACCCTGCTTTCCGTAGCTCGCGAGGTTGGCATCCATCGCCTGCAATCCGGTCTGCATATCGGGATACTGCGCGAGCCGGCCGCCCGGCATCATCGCGCCGGGGTTGTTGTTGCGCAGCGGTGCGGGCATTTCGCCGGTCGCCGCCGCCGTCCGGTTCGTGACCGGCAGCGGATTGCCCTGCGCATCGACGCCCGCATATGGCAGCGCGGAACCTTCGCCGGCCGTCTTGGCTGCCGCCATCTGCGACGTGATATCCGCGGCGCCGGCGATCGGCCGGATACCGATCACATTGCCGCTCGCATCGAACGTCGGCGTGCCACCAGTCGGAATCTGCGGATTGAACGCCATCGGCTGCATAGTGAGCGGATCGCGCAGGATCGCGCCGGGCCGCGCATTGACCGGCGCGATGTAAGTCGCCTTGCTCACACCGGCCGCATTTGCCGCCTGAACCTGATCCGGCGTCATGCCGCCCTGAACGCCCATCTTCGTGATATCGGTAGGCATCTGCGCGGCAAGCGATGGGTCATGCTCGACGGCGATGCGCATCATGTCGCCGCCGCCCTGCATACCGGCCATGTTCATCAAGAGGCCCTGCTGGAACAGTTGCTGCGGAGACTTGCCGTAGATGCCACCAGCGGCTTGCGGAGCGGCTTGCGGGGCTGCGGCAGGTGCATAGCCACCCATTCCGGCAGACAGGCCCGACAGCGGGCCGCTATTCGCCGCGCCCATGACGGGCGAACCCTGCGGTCCAGCGGGAGATTGCGCCGCTGGCGCAGCGCCACCCAGCAAACCCTGCATCGCCTGCATGCGCAGCATCTGCTGCTGCATCTGCAACGCGTTACCGGCGTTCTGCTGCATGCCCTGCATGCCCTGTCCGAGCGCCTGACCCATCGAGACTGGCAGGCGCGACGGGCCGGCCGCCGAGAGCAGGCCCTGCGACATGCCGAGCAGCCCCGCCATCTGCGGATTGGCATACATCCCCATCAGGCCGCCGCTATCGCCATCAAAGAGACCCATATGCGCTCCCGAATCCGAAAGGGTTATTCGCCGCGCCATTGAAGCTGGCGTATGACATCGACGGGCCAATAGGGCCAGCCTGCCGCGGCATCGGCCGGTTCTGCTGGAAGTTCGGCGTCTGCGCCATGACTTGCGGGCGCTGCTGTTGCTGTTGCTGCTGCATCTGGCCGCGCATTTGCATCATGCGCTGCGCCTGATTCAGCGCTGAGCCGCCGTCGAAGCTGAAACCGCCCATCGTCGAGCCACCGAGCGGCGCGGCGCCGGCCACATCACCAGAGAGGCCACCGCCGAGCGCGCCGCTCGCGCTGCCGGTCATGCCGCCGCCCGGTGCGAGACCGCTGAAGAGGCCGGTCGGCGCGGAGCCTAGCGCGGAGCCCATATCGGCGCCGCCCATCATGCCGAGGCCGGAGCCGCCGGAAGAAACCGCGCCAGCCATGCCGGCGTCGCCGACGGCGGCCGGCCCACCAAAGAAGCCGGTCATGCCGCCCGCGCCCGCGCCACCACCAACGGAACCCGGAGCCATACCCGCACCACCAGCAAACGTGCCGGCGCCCGCACCAGCGCCACCAGCGCCTGTTGCGCCACCCCCCGCGCCGCCGCCCATCGCAGCGCCCATTGCCGGCGCGGCGTAGTAGCCGGCGATCATCGGCGCAACCTTGTCGGCCACGGAATTGATACCGCTGAACATGCCAAGCCCCGCGCTGCCGGGGTCTTTGTTGTTCATGTCCTGCCAGGCGCTCGATGTGAAGTTGCCGGTCGGGCTGATCAGTGCGCCACCGGGCTTGTTGTTGAGCAGGCCGCCAAAGAACGGATCGTAGCCGGGCACACCGAGCGCAGCGCCCATCGTCTGCAAGGGGTGGCTCGCAAGCTCCCCGATTGAATCCTTAGCGAAGCCGAAGACGTTACCGAGCAAGGACATGAACGCCTCCGATCGCAGCGTAGTTCACCATGTCGAATCCGCGCGCGTCCGTCGAAACCGCCCCCGGCGCAACGCGGCGCACCTCGTCAGCCATGACGCCGAAGCGGCGCACGTGCGGCGCGTCCCAGAGATAGCGGTAGCGGTAGACCGGCAGCCCGTTCGAGAGGGTTTCATCCGTCGGCTCGATATCCAGCTTCAGGCGTCGATCCGAATACGCGCCCATCAGGCCGCCGGCCAGCGCGCCTGCGCCGGTGCCATAACCGGACCCATTGCTCATCATGCTGCCAAGCGCCGCGCCACCCATTGCGCCACCCATTGCGCCGGCCATCTGGTTCGTGTAATACGGCTGCTGCGTCGATGCCTGACCGCCATACTGGCCCTGAATCAGGTTCGAGTAGTTGTTCAGCAGTTGCCACGGTGCGTTGATCTGCGACTGCTGCAAGGCCTGCTGGTTGCCGCCGGTGTTATACAGATTGCTCACCGCGCCATTGATCGAGTTGACGATGTTCGGCGCATTCGCGGAGCCCGCCAGTTGCTGCTGCGTCGCGGTGTTGTAGTTGCTGCCGAGCTGACCTGTTGCGCCCAACTGACCCTGCGCCTGCGTGCCGGCGGCCGACAGCATGTTCCCCATGTTCGACTGATACATGCCGCCGTACAGGTTGTTCTGCGCGTTGCCGAGTTGCGTGGCGAGGTCCTGCTGGTTCTGGCTCTGCGCGTTCATCATCGCGCCCGAACCGTAGCGGCCAGAGCCTTCCATCTGGCTCGTCGTCTGCGGAGCAGTCGCGGTCTGGTACGCGCGTGTGATCTGGTCGGATGCGGCCTGTCCCATGCCCTGCATGTACGGATTGTTCAGCATCTGGCCGGATGCGAACTGGCTCAGGCCGTTGACGCCGCTGTTGTTGCTCGCGAGCCCCTGAAGTGACGAATTGGCCGGATTGCTGTTCAGATACTGGCCGTTGAGCAGGTTCGTCGTGTAGTTGCCGGCGGCGTTATTGAGCGCTGGCGAATAGCCGATGTTCGTCGCGTCGGCGATCGCGTGCGTGTCGCCCATCGCCTGCTGCTGGTACGGCGTGAAGCCGGCCACCGATGACGCGGGATCGTTCGCGTACTGGTTGTAGACACCGCCAGCGTTGCCGAATACCTGGCTCAGATAGGGTTGCTGGCCCGACCAAGGATCAGATTTCTGGGTCGTCGTGCTGGTGCCACCGCCGTTCCCATTTGCGGGAACGGACGGCAGCCCAAGGCGCATCAGATGCAGTTGCCGAGGATTGCGAATCACAGTCGCTTCTCCAGATAAACGTGGGTTTTGTCGTAGTCAGGTAGCGCTTTCTCCCACCCCGGCCGCGCCTGAAGTTCCATTGCGTCGCAGCCCTGAGCCTTCGCCCACTGCTCGATCTGCGACATGCATTGCTTTTCCCACTCGCGCCTGTTCCGCCCGGTGACGATGCGGATCGTGCAGACGCTCTGTTTCGGGTAATTCGTGATGCGCGTGATGCCGACCGCAAAGGAGGTCGGGGTACGCCAGATCCATAGCTGGTCATCGCGTTCCAGCAGACCGAGGCGGATATCGTTCTCGTCAAACTTGCCGCGCGAGGTCTTGCAGGCCGCAGCAATCCACGGACGAACTTCGTCCCACACGTCGTCGATGACGTGTGCCGGTATGCCGTAGAGCATGGGATTCAGCCGATTAGAAGAACGTTGAAGGTCTGGTCAACGGCTGCTGAACTGGCGTGCGTCAGCGTGGCCTGCCCGTATTTCTGCGAGGAGACGTGCAGCCCGGAAATGGATGCCGTAACAGCATCGTTTGTCAGCGGCGAGAAGAAAATTCCGGTGGTTGCGCCAATCCGCGCGTCGGTGAGCGTGGTGGTGGTCGAGCTTGGCGTAAGCGTCACCTGAACCACGGCGTTCAGCTTGCCCTGCAACGCGAGATTTACGCTCTGCGCGAGCTTGCGGCGGTGCTCGACATCATTCGCCAGTGTTTCCGGTACAAGCGGATATCCCTTGATGCTCATCGCCGCCCCGACATGCTGATTTCGCTCTCAGGAACCTCGATGCCTTGCAGGTTCGTGAAGGCGCCTGTCGTCTGGATGCGTGCGCGCATGTACCGCGCGTCGGCGCGCACCGGACATTCGCCGTTTTCGTCGATCGCGCTCGCGACCGTGAATACCGGTTGGTCGATCAGGCGGTTGCGCATGCCGATCTGCACCGTCGGTGAGCCACCATCCACCATCGGGCGCGTACTGGTCAGGAACGCGCGCCGGCCCGCGCTGCCGAATGGCTCAATTTCGACCGTATCGGCCGTCGCATTGGCCGGGTCGCCGGTGAAATAGGCCAGCTTGTGTGTCGGCGTGAATGCGCCCATCAGCACCTGGCCGCCGGTCCACACGCGCGAGTCGAGCGAGAACGGCAGCGTGTCGAGCGTGTAGCCGGTACTGTCGAGCGAATCGAGCGAGTAGCCCTGTGTGATCGCGCGAAAGATGTAGTCCGCATTGACCTGCGCGAAGCCCCATTTGTTGAGCGCCCAGTTGAAGACGATCAGTGAATCGGGAATGCCACCTGGCGAGCCATTGGACGGATAGAGCCACATCACCAGGCGGTTGACCGGATCGACCGCGCCAATCACGTTCTGAAGGAACGATGTGTTCACGTTCGACCAGAATGTTTTGTCCACGCGGTCCACGCCGATTGGCGTCGAATTCGAGCCGTCGAACGCATAGAAGCCGTCTTCGCCGAGGTAATAGACCAGTGCGCCGAGTTGCGCGAGGCTCTTGGGTGCCGGCGTGCCGCGCACACCTTCGCATGGGTAGAAACCAAAGATTGTCGGCGAGCCCTGATACACCACGCGCCAGATCGCGCGCTCGAAGAAGATCGCGCCGTCGGCCGTGCCGAGGTTGCCGACCATTCCCATGATCCAGCCCTGATCGCCCGGAATGATCTGTGACCCCGCGAGCAGTTGCGCTTCCGTCGTCGTACCGGCGGCCGGCCATGTCGTCGGGTCATCAATCGCGCACCACTGCACGCGCTGGGGCTGCGCGCCGTTCGTGCCGTCGAACGTATTGCCGACCATGACCCAGTCGCGGATCGTCATGATGTAGCGCGCCTGCGGCGGGCTGCCCGCGAGGTCCGCAAACAGCGTGCTCGAATTCAGCACATAGGACTGGAGCGGCTCGCCCTGCGCTGCGGCGATCATGCGCTGACCGTATTGCGTGAAATTCCACCGCTCGCCGACCGGCAGTGTGTAGCCGCCGCCCTTGCTGACGTTCGCGAATGCCGTGCTGCCGGGTGCGAGCAGATAGAGGCTCGCCGCATCGCCCGCGAACAGATAGTTGTTGCCGCCGGTGTCGATCGCCATCTGCGCGCCTAGACACTGCGAGGCCAGTCCGTTCGAACTGAAGTTCGAGAGCGTGCCGACCGGGCCCCACGATTCTTTCGTGCGCGGGAACAGGTTGACCACGTTCGCGGAGGCGCCGCTCGAATTGTTCGGCGGCAGATCAGGGGCGTAATCGGCGATCGGGAGTTGCATTACGCAGCCACCATCGCGATAGACGAACCGGACATTTCCTCTGCGCGGTCCGTGAGAATATAGCTCTGCAACTGCTGCATGTAGAGGTCACTCCAGATGCCCAGCGCCTCCTGATCCTTGTTGAAGCGGGCCGCTGCGCGGTTGGTCGCCGCGAGCAGGATGGTCGGAATGGTGTTCACGATCCAGTTCGTGCTGTTCACCGCAGTCAGTTGCCGGGCCTTCTGCCAGTAAATCCCGGTGATCGTGTAATTGGCGTCCGGGTAAGGACCAAACACGAAATTCGCGCCCTGCCGCGCGATGTAGGCGGGCGTGCCGGAGGCGACCTGCTGCGGATATTGCGTGTAGATGAACTCCGGGTTCACGCGCTGCATTTCGAACGTGTTGCCGCTGAGCGACACGAGGGCGATCTTGAGTCCGAGATAGTCGCTGGGAACCGCTGCCGCGCCGTTGGCGATAGCGACACTCAGCGATGCCTCCATCGGCCGCACGCCGCGCCCCTGATTGCCGGCGATGATGTCGCGGTAGATATCGGCCTCGGCCATCTGGATAAAGTAGTCGATCCAGTTGCCGATGTCGGAGCGCGCAAACCAGTCCTGCACGGCCTGCTTGAGCGAGTTGTAGTCATAGACACCGGCGACGCCTGTCGGCGTGCCGCTACCGGCTGCGGGGACGAAGATGGTCATGGTTACTGGTACTCGTAGACGATGATGACGCCCGGAGCGCCGGCGACGCCAACCAGTGCTGACTGCGAAGCCAGATTCAGACCGGAACCCGCCCCAGCGCCATAGCCGGTTGCGAGGCCGCCGGTATTCGATCCAACACGGCCTTGACCTCCGAACCCTTTCGACGAATTAGCTCCCGGCGCAGACACACTCACGGTGCCGGCCGTGATGACGATGCCTGACGTTGTGGCAGCAGGACCCGGCATGGAATCCATCGTCTGAGCCGCTCCGGTAACCGTAGGTGCCGCAGTGGCCGCGGTGAACCCGGTTGCCCCTGCTGCGGAATACAGCGTCCCGGCCGTGCCACCCAAGCCACCGGGGCAGGAAATCAATGACCCGAACGAGGTGGTGCCCCCTGCGCCGCCGTTGCCACTTCCCGAAGAGCCCGCCGCGCCAACCGCCCCTATGGTGATAACCGCACCTGAGAATCCGGTGGTGAACCGCGCCTTCACATAAGCACCAGCGCCGCCAGATGGACCAGTTGCGGACTGTCCTGCGCTAGTTGCCGGGATGCCACCAGAGCCACCGCCGGGCGCCTGCACTTCAACAATGACCGAGGCCGTTCCGGTTGTCGGCGTATAGGTCCCGCTGGCCGAAAAGACCTGAACGCCGATCAGTCGCCCAGGCGGAAGCGTCGATGACCCATTGCCACCCTGCGCCACCGACAACGGCGTGCTGAGACCGGAGAGCGACGTGATATTGGCGTTCGCACCAGAGGTCGCGATGTTCGAGTTGCAGCCGAACCCGGAGCCATTCGTCCATTGCAGCGCCTGCGCCGCGCCGTTGCAGCCAGTGACCGTGATCGCCGTAGGACTTGCGCTCGAACCCGTCGCATTGCCGACCACCGTATTCGCCGCCTGTGCCGCGAGACTCGCTAGCCCGACATTGCCCGTAGCCGTGAACGTGCCCTGCACCGTGAGATTGTTGAACGTGGGCGACGGATAGCTCTGGCCGAACGCCAGCAGCGGCAGCAGGAGCGCCGCGACAAGGATTTTCTTCAGCATGTCAGCTCACAGAAATCACGCCGCCGTTATTCCAGAGCTTCCCGGAAGACGAGGGCAAAGTGGTGGAGAGATCGGCAGGCAACGCATCAACGAGCAGGATGTCGTTCAGCGTCGCGGTCTGGATATTCGAGCCGCTGATCACAAGCTGATAGCGGCCGTCGGCAGCATAGAAGGCGAATGCGCCAGTCGTGTCCGTCGTCAGCGGGTTTGCCGCGGGGGTGACGCCGTTATCCGAATAGATCGTGGCCGCGACGCTGGCCGGGTAGGTGTTCACCTGAACCGACGCATTCGCCACCGGGGCGCCCGTCAGATCGGCCACGGCATTGACGTACTTTTGCATCAGATCACCCGATTGGTGGTGCGAAACCTGGCGTATTCCGGGCCTCTGAGGATCTTCATGACCAGCGGCCAGTGGTCCGGGTCCTGATAGTCCCAGCCGTATTTGGTCCTGATGTCGAGCAGGACAGACGCCGGAATACGCATGACGTGCTTGAACTCGCCCATCTTCTCGAACTCGCCCTCGGCCGCGCGCTTCGCATGGGTATAGGCGAGAAGCGACTCCACATCCTCCGAATACCTGACGTGGATTTTGTCGTCTTCCTCGTGGTAGGTCGTGCGCATGCCGTAATCAGACATTCGAAGCTCCGTTGCAGGTGCCGATGATGGAGGCCATGTCAATACACCCATGATCCTTTGGCGACCATGGCCGCGCTATCCCAGTAGAACTCGATCAGTAGCGTCGAATTGGCCGCGATGGATGTGGGAGCCCCACTCGGGAACTGAGCGGTCGGCCATTTGTATTTCACATCCCACGTTCCGATCGTGAATGCGCCGCCTGTGCTGTTGACCAGCCGCAGCGTCCAACCCGGTCGCCCGAGCGGCACGAGCGGCTGGAATAGCGTTATCGACGTGATATTCCCGGTCACGTTGACGAACTGGTTTTGCTGGCCGATCGTCGTGTTGTGGCTGAAGGCCGCGTTGTATGCGCGGTTCACCTCAGTCTTTCCAAGCGGCTCAAACGCGCCAATGAGCAGCATGGTTCCGCTGCTATCGACGCATCGATATCGGACAAGCGTCCCAATCCCGACGAACTGCGGTGTATTCGCGGCAAGCTGTACGGTCGAGAAGTTGTCGTTGATCTGGACCCAGAACTCCTGCCCGAGCTTCGCACCCGTCACGGCGGTGATATTGAATGCGCCGGTGTTGGCCGTCTTGTAGACCTGAGCACGCGCGGAGACATTGACCGTGGCCGTAGCTGCGGGGATCGTCAGTGACTGGATTTCAAGACCGACTGCGGTGCCGCCAACAATCAGGTCTGCGTCGATCTGCATATCCTGCACGGCGAATCCGCCCTGCTGAAGGCTCCCCGTCGTGTCGGCGCTGATGTTGTTGTTGGTGTAGTTGGTGCCGCCCACGGTCCCCGCTGTGCCGTTTCCGCCCGTCGAGCCGCGGATGCGCAGACTGCCGCAGGTGACCACGCGAATACCGTTCCACGCGTTCGCTGAGAACTCGGTATCAATGAGCACGTCTTGCGTGAGCAGGCGGGTTTGCCCTGCCGCGCCGGAGCCGGGCAATACTGTGGTTTCGATCGTCACCTCGTCGCCGATCATCAGCCCGTGCTGCAGGGCACCCGAATAGCTGCCGCCGATGAAGCGGATATTCTTGGCCGGAAGCACGCCATTCGCGTTCGTGATGCTGCGCGTATCGCGGCTATAGACGTGAGCGCCATAAGCCACGCGCTGCCCAACCACACAGTCCACGAACTCCACGTTCTGGGCGCGGCTGTACAGCGCATTGCCGTTGATGTTGTCCGACACAGCGACGTACGCTTGCGATGTGATGTCGTGCGCGATCATGTTGCGCACAACCACATTCAGGGCCTTGATAGCGACCCCGTTCGGGCCCCCATGCATTTCCCCGTTTTCGATCAGATGGCCGCCACCCGTCGCGCCATTCGGATCGCTGTTGCTTTGCTCGAAGAGATAGTTGTGGTTCGCGGCGAACGTGATCAGCCCATCGCAGTGGATGGATTGGGTGGTTGGGCCGATACCCTGCACCCCATTCCCTGCTACGTTGGTGGCCCATACCCCGAAGTTGCGCAGGGTCACGTTCTGTTTGCCGCCTACATCGATAACCGCAGAGCCGCTGCCTTTCAGGATGGCGCCGCCCGAGAACGTGCCGCCGCCAGAACCGTCCATCGTGTACGTTGGCGTGATCCCGGTAAGCTCGCAATTTGGCGGCGGCTTGAAGCCATCGGTTACTGTCACGTCATATAAGCCCGTCGGCAGAAAGACCTTCTTCGTCAGGTAAAGCAGGTTGTATAGGCCAGTCGCGACGTTCGTCGCGCCAGTAATGTCGATACCCGAACCCGCCGCGTTCACGCCGGGGAGCGAATTATTGGTAGCCAGCCCCCACTTGTAGATATCGACCGGGAAGCTCATTGCTTCTCCCAGCCGCTTTCGTGCGTCAGGTTCGAGCCGGTGTACGTGTAGGTCTTGACGTAGGAGTTCACGCCATCGCTAACCTTGTCGGTCACGATCTGGTTGCTGCCGTTGTACGTGTAATCGTGCGCCATCGAATCCGGGTCGAACCAGAAACGGCCCGACGTATCCATGACGACTTTTCTGATGCTTTGGACCATTTCGGCGCCCCAAAAAAAATGGGCGACCCGAAGGCCGCCCCAAGTTGCCGCGAGGAGATTCGTTTAGCTATCCGTGCCCACGCCGACAGCCTGAAGCGTGGCTGCCGTGAGACTCGTAACGGTCACGATGAAGTCGCGCCAGGTGTTCTGTGCGATCGACATCGTTCCGGTCAGCGTCCATCCGGTGTTGGTCGTCACGGTCCATGCGAAGTTGGCGCTTGACCTGTTGAGGATGCGCAGGCGGTACGTCGAGCCCACCGCCGGCGCATACATCGACTGAAGCAGGTTCGCGACAGTCGGAAGTTGGGCGTTCGCGCCCGCGCCAAGCGTGCCGGTCAATGCGAGATCGACCGTTGCCTCGCCGCCGGTGACATTCGCTGCGGTCAGCGTTGCGCCCGATGTGGCCGTGTTCGTGTTGTATGCCGCCATCTGCGGGCTATCCAGCAGACACTGCCACGCGCCCGGCGCGGCCTCGATGAACGTCGCCGACGAGTTGGCCGGCATCGCCACGCCGGTCGCAGCGGCAACGCCATTGACCGTATCCGAGCCATAGCCATAGACCTGAATCGGATTCGCCGTGTTGTTGATGAGGAAAACCTTGTCGGTGCCCGAGCCGATCTGCGGCAGCAGAACGCCGTCGCCGAAGTTCGTGCCGGCCGTCGCTGCGGTCGAGGTGTTGACGGTCGTAATGTCCGCCGTGATCTGCGTGGCGCCTGCCTGAGTGCGCGTGGTGCCTGCTGCAATTACGCTGCCTGCCATGATCCTGCTCCTTCAGTGTCCGGAAAAGATGGGGCGACCGGAGCCGCCCCATTCCCTGCTTTCAGCTTCAACCGCCCGTATCGGTGATGAGGCCGTGCGCCTTCTCATTACCCACTTCCAGCGTGTAATCGACAAGCAGCATCTTCTTGTCGCTGTCGCCGGTCTTCGCGAGCGGCGTGGTCTGGAACGGGCGCAGATAGGCGACGCGCAGGTAGTTCGGGTTGATGAAGAAGCAGTCTTTCGACTGCGCGAGGAAGATGTCCGGAATGATCTTCACGTCGCCGAAGTCGGACTGGTAGACATCGACCGCGGTCTTCAGCGTCTTGTCTTCCACTTCGATAAAACGCGTGCCGGGGCCAGCGAAACCCGAGATGATCTGCTTGTTCACCGGCGAGACCACTGCGTATTCCGGCGATTCGCCCGATGCCGTGAAGATCTTCTGCAGAACCGACTTGACCATCGTTTCGGTGAGCGTCGCGGTCGCGCTGTTGTACGTGCGCGCGCTCGATCCGTCGGTCCAACCGTTGGCGTTCAGCGTCGGATTCGCGCCCGACGGCGAGCCGCCGGTCTGGAACACCGTGTTGGTGTACAGCCAGCAGGGCAAGCCGCCCATCTTCGCCGCGACAGACGAGCTACCGGCCGCCTTGGCGCTGTTGTAGGTCAGAATGCCCTCGATGTCGCGCTTCAGTTCCTTCGACTTCTTCATGAGCTGGTAGCCCATCTTGTTCGTGCCACCCGCAGCCACGACAGCCTGCGATTTGCCCGAAAGCTGGACAACCTTGTTCGACGTTTGCACGTAGTTACCCATGCGTGCCGTCGGCGCGAGCACCTGAGCGCTCGGGTCATCGCCTTCGACCTGGGCGTTGGAGAGGTTCTGCGCCGCCAGCGAGTCGGTATCCCACTCGTGGTTGTTCTGCGTGGCCTTGTTCTTCTTCGTCATGTTCAGGATCGGCGTCTTGAACGGATCGACGTTGAAGATGAGATTCGAGAGGTCTTCCCGAATGTTGGTTTGCGTGTACGTCTGGTAGGTATTCGACGGTACGGACATTTCAAGCTCCTTTTACTGGTTCGCGAAGAACTCGAACGCGTCTGCCTGCGCGTCCTGATCGCGTGGATTCCGGCCAAGGCGATCCATCACCTGCTGACGTTTCGCCACATTGGGATTGCTATCCGTCCGAGATCCCGGTTTCGCCATAACGGGCGCTTGCCGAACCTGCTTCAACGCTTGCGGAGTGGCCGCTTGGAGTGCCCGAAAACGCGCCGCATCATGCAGGATCAGCATGTAGCGGTGGTCGTATATCTGGCTTAGCTCGGCGTCCTTGAACCCTGCGTTGCGGGCGTACTGTGCAATCTGTTCCCTGTCTTTTGCGAAGGCCTGCTGGTCGCGCCACTCGGGGCGCGCGCTCATGAGGCGTTCGTTCTCCGCAGCAAGCTGCTGCTGCATCGTCTGCTGTTGCTGCTGCGCTTCCACGGCGGTCTGCTGCTGGATCTGCGCGAGATAGTTGTGAATGCCGGCCTGCCGCTGCTGGAATTCGGCCTGCTGCGCGGCGAACTCGGCCGGGTTATTCACCCGGAGGTTGTTCCAGTCGATCTTCTGGTAATCGTGGTTCAGCATCTGCATGGCGAGATTGCCAAGCTGCTGGTTCTGCTGCAGTTGCTGCTGGAACGCCTGGCGCACGGCCTGCTGTTCCTGTTCGAACTGCGCCTTCTGGTTGCTCAGTTCGATCGACTTGTTGTTGACGTGGCCTTCGAGCTGGTACGACTTGAGCACATCAGCCAGCGGAACCTGCGTTTCCTTGCCGTCGATCTTGGCCGTGACGTGCAGGCCCATGACCGACTGCGGATCGATCTTGTGCGCGGCCAGCATTTCTTCGAGCGAGGCATATGCGGGCGCTTCCTCGGCCGCCTCAGCGGCCTCCGGCTTCGGCGTGCCCTGATCCTCAGCCTGTGCCTCACGGACGCCTTGAGCATCGTCCTGTTGCGTCTGTGCAGCATCGTCGCGCGGACGCTCGGCTTCCTGAGCCGCATCCCAGAAACTCTGGAACGCCGATTCAGTGCTCGCCGCGGCGCCCTCAGTCGTGGGGGTAGTCGCTTGTACGTCGCTCATTTGCTGGCCTCAAATAAAAAAGGCCCGCTGGATGCGAGCCTGTTGTCGAAAGTGGATCGGGTTATGCGAAGAGCCGGAAGCGCTTCTTCTGCTCTTCGGTCTGGTTGATCTGGAACTGTGCGATCACGCCCGTCTGCCTGATCTGTTCGAGATAGCCGTCGAGCGTCGCCCATACCTGCAGCGCGAGAATCAGCCGCGTATGCATGGTCTGATCGGACATCGGCACTGTCTTCATCTGGCGCTGGATGCCTTCGAGCACGGCCTTGCGCGCCTCGACAAAGATCGGCGCATCGAGCACGGCCGCAGCATCGCCGCCGCGGGTGATTTCTTCGTCAGGCGTCATTTATAGCTCCATCACATGCTGCTTGAGCATCTCAATTGCGCCGACGGCAGCAAGATTGCTCGGCAGGCGGCTCCATTCGAACCGCAGAAGATCGTCGGTCTCGCAAATGACCATCACCGCCCATTTGACGTTTCCGGCCTGCGCATATTCCAGAAATCCCTGCGCCAGATCCACGGGTGACGTGTTCCGCGGGAATTGCACGACCTCAACTGTCACGCTGCACCTCGCTCATGTCCTGATTGATCATCGCGCCCGCGTCGGCCGCCGCGTTCTGCTTCAACTGGCTCGCCACGATCTGGCCGATGACCTTCACGAGCGTCTGCCATTCCTGCGAATTGATCTGCGCAAGCTGCACATCGCGATCGGCGCCGCCCTGATGCGACGCATGGATGATTTCGGCCTGCGCTTTCATCTGAGCCGCGCGCTCGCCGGCCTGCGCCTGCATGAGATCGGACTGAAGCCGCATGTTTTCGAGTTGCTGCTGGCTCTGCGTCTGCTCGTGCATCGTCTGCGCGCGCAACTGTTCACGCTGCATTTCGGATTGCGCCTTGATCTGCGCGGCCTGCACATGCGGATCGGGCGGCTGGTGCTGCTTCTGCGCCATCGCCTGCCTGTATTCGTCGGAGTCCGGGTCCATCGCGTACTGCGTCGGGTTTTCCTCACCGAGCAGATGCGCCATTTTCTTGAATGTCTCGTACGCCTGTTTCGGGCCCACCAGACCGAACGCCGCCAGTTCCTTCTGCGCCTGCCCGAGCAGCATCACATTTGCGCGCGCTTCCTCACGGTTGCCCGAGCCCAAGCCCACGTTCACGCTAACCTGTGTACGCTCGCGCCAGTCGGCCGGATTCACGTCCACCCAGCGATTCGTAAGCCGCAATGTCATCGCCTTGTCCTGATGACGCATGAGCAGCTTGTGAATCTTCGTGAAGACCTCCTTCACGCCTTCAGCCAGCAGCCGCGCGACGAGTTCGACCTTCATCGCAGCCGCAGACATGGCCGCCAACTGGCCGCCCTTCGTCACGTCCTGCAATGCGTCCGCATCGACGCCCATCGTGTCCTTGCCGATCCCGGTGCGCATTTCGCGCTGCAAGTCGCAGTATTCGAGCGCCGGCAGGATCTGCTGCATGAGGTTCGACGGCTGCACGAACGGCATGATGTTGTCCGCCACGCCGCCATCAACGCGGATAATCCCGCCCGGCCGCGAGGTCAGCAGATCCTGAATGTTGACCTTCTGGTGGTTCACCGCGACGCGCTGATTGTTCGAGATGTAGATGTTGTCGAGCGCCTGACGGAACAGCGTCGTCTTGATCACCTGAAGGTCGTACAGCAGATCGTAGTAGCTGATGCCGACGTGACGATGCGGCATACGCACCGGCGAGCAGTACGAGTAGCTGACTTCCTCGACCTCATCGTTGTCGAGAATCTTGTCGCCGCCCACCATCACGCGGCGCAGTTCCGCGATCCCGTCGCCGTCGAAGTCCACGCGGATGAACACGGTGCGTAGCGTGACAAGCTGGCTCGCCGGGTCGCTCGGTTCCTGCTCGCTCAACTGGTCGGTGACCTCGTTGCGTGCCAGTTCGATCAGGTCGAGCCATGACGGCTGCGCCTTGGTGATCGATTCGACCACGCTGGCGTCAAAGCCCATTTCGCGCAGATCGGAGCGCGGCACCTTGCGCTCATGCTCGGAGAACGGCGATTCGTCCAGACCGTGCCGCGCCTGGGGCGACACGCGCATTTCCTCGGGCGGCACGCACTCCACGCAGATGCGACCGACGATGCGCGTGCGACGCAGCTTGATATCGAACGAGGACTGCGGCTGCGGGCCATTTGGTCCGGGGATCAGGATCGGCTTCTCTTCCTGCTCCAGAACCTCGATCTCATCCTCGGACTGCAGGAGCATCGACACTTCGACCTCAGTGAGCCCGGTATAGCTCTCGACCGACGACTTGCGCTCCTTCAGCCAGTACGTGTTGACATAGCCATTGCGCAGCAGCAGCGAATCCTTGAAGAAGTCGTGCAGGATGAAGAAGCCGGGGTTCTGCTTCATGAACACGTGGTTCACGACTTCGGACTCGATCTCTGCCTGTTCGTCGTCATCCGGTGATTCCGGGTCGAACTGGACCGGCTTGCCGTTGCCGACGAACATGCGCATCAGCGTCGGCATGATCCACTCGACCGTATCGCGCAACTCCGGCAGCACGATCTGCGAACGGTCCTCGACCTCGTTGCCGAGCGGGCGCGCGTAATAGGCATTCAGTGCGTTGTAACGGTCGATTTCGAGCGTCGTCATCTGCTGGCCGGCCGGCTTGATGCTGCCGCCGACGGTCGGACCTGTCGAGACGTTGGAGCCGAGCGACGACTTTTCGTAGGAGCCGATCAGCGCCAGCAGCTCTTCGTCCGTCATGCGATCAGCCATTGCTGTCCTTGGGTTTCGGGCCGGGCTTGCGTCGAATGATGCTGGTCAGCGGATCGCCGATATATTCGACAGGTTGCTCAAGCGCCAGAATGCGATCAATTGCTGCATCCAACGCCTGCTCAGTCTCGGCAATGCGTCGCTCCAACTCGGCAACCTTCGCTTCCAGTGCAATGCTCATATGACTCCCAGCTTCGGATATTCCAGCGGCTTCATTTCGACCGGCTCGGCCCAGACGACGCAATCGAGTCCTAGTGCGTCTGACGAATGCGAAGACCAGTCATGCTCGGGGCCAAGGCCAATGCCGCGCTCAAGGTCACGCTTCTCGTGATACCAGCCGAGCGCCGCGCGCCCCGCTTCTGTCGGAATCTCGTTGAATCTGATCTGCGGGAACAGCACGCGCATGCGCTCGATGCGCGCCGCAGCAGCGCCTTTGCCCTGATTCGGCACGACGGTCACCTTGTAGCCAGCCTTGTGGAGCGCCGACTCGTAGGAGACGTCATAAACCTTGTCCTGTGTGGCGCCGTCATGCGGCAACCAGAACTGTGCTCTATCGGGCGTGTAGCCCTGCGATCGACACCACGCAAGGTGTGCATCAATCGGCTGGCCCACGGCCTCGTAATGGTTCACCACGCGAATCTCGCGCCCGATGTGCTGTGTCGCCCACATGGCGAATGCGTCGGCCCGCGCGCCCGTTCCCCCGATGTCGCACACGAGGCGAATGGTCATCAGTGGATCGGCAGGAAAGAAGCCGATGCGGCCTTCCTCTTTCGCCTTCTGCAAATGCCTGGCGAAGTAGGCGCCCTCTAGCGTCGTGACGTAGCCGCCTTCCCAGATGTGCTCGTACTGCTCGGGGCGCTCTTCGAGATCGCGCTGACGCTCCCGTTCCAGCTTGGCCGGAAACTTCGGGTTGTCGCGCCAGTTCATCGTTACGATCTTGATGCGCGAATCGCTGCTGTTGGTCGGGAACCGCTTCTCGATCGGCGCTGTCTTGCGCTTCGGATTCCACGTCACCCACAACTCGGCGTTCCAGCCGTCGCCTTCCTCGCGCAGCGTCGGAATGAGCGTTGTCCACGCCTCGTCCGTGACCGGCTCGGCTTCATCGACCCAGCACACAAGAATCCGGCCCTTCGACTTGATCGAAGCAATGTTGCGGTCGAGCCCGGCAAATACGAATGAAATGCGCCCGTCGCGGCTCCTGATGTACCGATCGCCGATGTCGTAATACGACTTCAGGAATGGTTCATCCTCGATCGCGCGCTTGCATTCCTCAAGCGACGAATCCTCAAGCGAATTCATGTACTGGCGGCCACACAGCAGAATGCCGCTGATGCCTGACATGCCGAAGATGTAGCCCTTGACCGCGACCATCTTGGCGAAGCTGCGCGTCTTGGCAGAGCCGCGGCCGCCCTTGGCGCCGCGCACGTCTGCTTCCCCATCAAACACCGGTATCAGCTTCTCGGGAAGCGCGATATCGGCTGTTGCACTCACGTTCCGCTGTCCTCGCGCTTCATCGCCACCAGCTTGACGGTATGCACGTGCTCGATTGCGCCGCCGTCCTCGCCGGTATGCTCATTCAGCACGCGCTCACCGTACTTCTTGCGGTTCATGCGCGCGAGCGTCCACTTGCGCGCCTCGATCTGGTTGCGTGCCTTGGCGTGGTCCGTCGCGGTGTCGGCTACCTCGATGATCTGTTCGAAGTAGACATCTTCGCGGTCGAGGCATGCGCGATCGTACTGCGCCTGAAGCTCAGGATTCGCCCGGCACCAGTCGCGAAACGTGGTCCGATCTGGCATCCCGTCGCCGGCGCACGCCTGGCGCACGCTCTTTCCCTCGGCAATCAGCGCGCAGATGCGATCAAACACGTCTTGCGAGAACTTCACGTAGACAGCGGGTTTGCGCGTCGCCATGTCAGCAACTCCGAAGCGAAGCGCCGAGTCGCAGCATCCCGACGATCAGGGCTGCCAGCAGGACCATCGCGGCGACCCACCCGATAACGCGCCACATCACGATCCCAGCTTTTCCCAATCGTCGTGGGAGCCGGGGTGCTTCGAATCGTTGTGCGTCGCCGTGCGCTGGCCGCGCTCGGGCATCTTCTTCGCCCTGTCTTTCGTGCTCATGGCGATGGCGACCGCCTGCTTCTGGGGCTTGCCGGCCGCCATCTCGGTCTTGATGTTCTTGCCGACGGCTGCTTTCGAACCGGACTTGATGAGAGGCATTTGCGGACTCCAAATGCAAAAAGCCCGCGAGGCGCAATGCCTGCGGGCTTCGGAAGCGTGAGAGCGAAGCTGGCCCGGACCTTCAGGCCAGTTCACTCAGCAAACGCTGGAATCGGTAATCGAATGGGCGAGAGTATAGGCCGCTCTTATCGGATTTGCAATGTCTGCCACCTTTTGCAACCTTTTGTCAATGGCTTCCTGCGCATGATACAGCGCGAAGTCCCAGATATGCTCATGGCCGCGCCCCTGTTTAAGCCGCAGCCGCCGGCAGATGAACGATGAAGGCGCGCACCACACGTAGTGCAGCATGAGCACGTCCTTGTCGAGCGGCATGAGGCGCTTCCAGCCCTCGTTGACCAGATGGGCGTCGGCGGCATCCACGAGCGGCGCAGCGGGTCTTAGTTCGCGCCATCCGCCGCCGCGCCACATTCCCTCGGCTGAACATGCGCGGCCCGGCGTGTAGCCACTGGAGCGCTGTGCGCGCGCCCAGTTTTCGAGTCGTGGTTCGAGTGTGCGCAAGTCCATGTCGTTCCCCGTTGTTCGTGTGCCTAAGCCCGCTTCACCACGCACCGGAACAGCCGCGCATACACGTCGGGGTCGAGCTTGCCGATCTCGTCGAACGCCTCCCGCTGCTCGGGCGACATGCACTCGTCGGCGGCTGCGTGCATGCGTTCGGCCTGGCTGATTGCAGTTGCCTGATCCTGCGGCAATTCGTCATGATTCATGCTGCTCTCCTCGTGGTTT